GTAGTTGATTTGACTAATCAAAATACCCCAACGCTTTTACGTGTCAAAATTGAACCACAAAATTGAACCACAAAATTGAACCACAAAATTGAACAACAAATTTCACGCACAAAATTGAATCAACAAAACCAAGACCAAAATTGAACCACCAAAATTGAACCACCAAAAACCAACCCACCAATTCCACTCCCAAAACACCACCACCAAAACCCAACCTACAAACTCACCCACCCATCTCAACACACCAAAACACATACCACGCAATCACGCACCAACAAATGCAACATAAAACAAACCACACCCAGACTTTCCAATTATTCATACCAAAAATACCTCCATAAAAACAAGTAATAAAAATAACACTATTAATTATAGCTAAGATCGGATATAATAAAACTACCAGATAGGGAAAGGGGAAAGAAAATGAAAGAATATACAGTTGTTTATATCAAGAACTGTGAAGAGTGTGGGCGTGACTATTACATAGCAGGCGCTACTATTTCCGAAATTGTAGATGAACTTATAGACGAATTGAACCGCTACGATATAGATTGCGAGTATATCACGATTTTGATGTTAACGATGAAGAAGATATTCATTATTTTAAGGTAGTAAATATTAATGGATATTATGTATTATCAGAAAAGTTCAAGTAATTTGTATATTAAAGTTGATAGTGTTTACTTAGCTTAGGGGGGTAGTAATGGCGTATCGTAGAATTAGCTATGGTAAAGACTATTGTAAAGATGCAACCGTTGAAATTGCAACAAATGACAATGTGAAAATACCAGAAGCAGCTATAAATAAAGCCCTAATGATCGCAATGAACTATCTAATCGAAAACATGGAAATAGCTGACCAGGAAGAGTCCGAATAGGACTCTTCTTTTATCTCAAGTTAAGCAACTTACACATTTTAAAATAATTCTCGCGTAATACAGGGCTTTCGAACCGTACTACTCCATTAAGATATAATCTTTTCAATGTGCGTATAAATTCACGCGAATTTTCTACCGCTATCATGTTTAAGTCGTAATCATCAATCGTAAGCGCGATAACTTGTTTATCTGTTGGTACCTTATCATTAATAAAATAGATAAAACTACTCTCATCATACCAACAGGCAAAAATATAATCGTTGAACTTAAAACCATATATATATTTTGCCGTCGATGGCTTTTTAGCAATGAATTTATCGGTAGCATTAGTAAATTTATTACCCGTAATATAATCGCCGTACTTAGTACCATCAGCAATGGCACCGCCGATAGTATTTAACGATTCATCTTGGAAAGCCTCAGGTGGCACATAATCAATAAGTAATACAATGTCGGCGCCATCTTTCGTTTTGCCTAGCTTGTACTGTGTATATCCCTTCTTTGGCTCATTGCTAATATGTAAAAACCTAAACAATGGGTTAACGATATTACATGAGTTCGTAAGCAAAAAGAACGTTACATCTCGTCTTTTACGCGAGATTGTAATAAGCAATGAAAGAATAGCCCCTACTTCGTCAACCAAATAACCAGGCGGCCTATTATTCTCGCGCAAGTATTCATCCCAAACGATGTATTTCACTTTTGGAAACGGTATACCCTTATAATCTTGATAACGAGAAGCAATTAAGAGATAACAAAAAGTGCGCCACTCAGGCTTCTCTTTGTCTTTTGGGCGCTTTGCAATCTGGTATTCAGACCCTACCAACCTAAAGACATAATCTTTAAACTCGCTATCGGTCGCAACGTCTGAAAATACGTACTTCTTAACAGCCTTTAATTCTGGTTCATAACGACGAATATAAACGCACTCTTCACCGTGCTTAATAAATCGCTTAACACAATGCTTAAGCGTGGTGTACGTTTTACCGATTGATCGCGCACCAGCTACCATTACAATACTAGCATTGTAAGAAAGTGCCTTGTTTATGTTCCAATACTTACTCATAAATTAGATATTAACATATCGCCTTATCTGCCAACTGTTCCAGTTGTAATTGCCTGCGCAATAAGCATTTGCATCTTCTCGTAATTTCGGACCCTGCCCCGAACCATGACCGATACACTGGTTATTGCCTATATACATCTCCACGTGAGTTGTATTAGACCCATAACCAAATATTATGAGGTCTGCCAGCTGCATTTTATCTTCGGGTAAATTTCCACCGCTTCCCGTCGCTATCTGTTGCCCCTGTTCAGCCTGTGCACCTGTCCAGGTGCCAATTTCAAGACTACATACTTTTTGGTAGCAGTACCAGCAGAAACCACTGCAGTCGGTATATCCCGACGTTTCAGGAGATAGCCGCCCCGCGCCTTGGCTGTATTGAAACTTACCTAAACAACTTTTTGCAAATTCAACTAGTTGTTGCTGTGCTTCTGTGCCTGTTGCCGATCCGCCGCCTGTGTTGCCTCCTGTAATTGCTTCGCCTGTATTATTAAGTGCAGGTTTCCACGTTTGGGGTGAGACGGGTACGCATACGAGCCCGTTTTCTAGCCCATCGGTACCGTATACCGTAAGAGTATTATTATAAAGTGTAATATGAGAAATAACGTTAGCCAATTCTTGCGTACCGCTATTCTCGCCGCCCTCACCTGTTCCAGCGCCGCCGTTTTGACCAAAATCAGGCGGCATGCTCTCACCGTCCCACTCATTTAATCGGTTGTAAGTTGTAGTATAACGTGTTTTATAGCGCCCTAATACGCCATTGTTTAAGCAGACCTGATAAATTCTATCAAGGGTAGCACTACCACCCGCGGTTGCTACCACTTGACCAGCACTTCTTGGGGATTGGTGATACATGCACATAGCGAAAATTAAGGGCTTGGGGTTGTCTTTCGACAACCCCCATCCCTCAAGCGTAGATATATAACCCTCAAAATCGGCTATGGCTTGGTTTTCTTGGATAATATGCGATTCGGTCGATGCAAAAGCATTTGACACGCTTTCACCCTCGGTTTGACTTAAATAACGACTGTTCCAATAATCGCTATTCTGGTCATTGCTCGAAAGCGAACTCTTCAAGCTATCCGCCAGCATTTCGAAATCGGTAGGACGTTCCGACTGCATACGGTTTAACAATGCAGCGGCGCGCGTACCGTACCATTGCATCATGCCAATAGTAATAGGATCGTTATAATTAATTAACTGCCAGTTCCAATGGCTCTCAACCTCGCCTATTACATACATGGCGTAATAACATATTGTTCTTGTATCAGGCATTATTTATCACTAATAGGACTCAAGCTTAAGTCTTTAACCGTTAACAATGGCTGAAGGAAAGTGATATTGAATGCTCCGCTTCTGTTATGTTGCGGCGTTGTAGATGGATATAAATATAGTTTTCCATCGGTTCCTAGTGTTACACCTTGAGCGCCAAAAAAGTTGAAACCTGTATCGTCAGCAAACGAGATGCCAACGCTATTATATTCGATTGCTGTAGTTGTTGGGATTACCAGGTCAGTAACACATTGAAACCCATACATGCTTGTACCTGGTATAGCTTGCCTCGTGGCATTACCAGTATGTGTTATTGAACCAGCTATTTTAATTAACGATTTATCAGGGTTATAGAAAATATATAGCTTTTGACCAGGATTTACCGAAAAATTGGAAAATTGCGTTACTTCTTCAACGCTAAAATCAAAAAGTGAGGATAGGTAATTTTTAGTTTCAGTTAAACCGTTATTAGTTGATTGTAAACCACTTTGCAACGTGCCAATATTGTTATTAGCAGTTTGTAAACCAGATTGCAAAGTAGAAATGTTACCGTTTGCCGTGGTCATCTGTGATTGTAGCGTTGTAATCTGTGTTGTATGTGAACCCGTCAAGGTCTGCAAGGCGCTAATTTGACCCTGCATCTCTGTAATGGTTTCTGTAGGAATAAGCCCCGCCACGCTTGCAAGTGCTGCATCGGTAGCATTTGCAAGCGCATTATAGTCTGTTACCAAATCGAATAGCGCCGTATTTTCGAGCGTTGGCAATGAATAGTTAGTGGTAGCCATTGTTTTATTCCTCCTCAATATATGCAAGAGCTCCGTACTTTTTCAATTCGCCCCAGGTATGAATTACCTTTGGCGTGCTCGGCACATACATTGTAACATCAATTGCATAAGGTTTGCACCGTGCCAAAACCTGTTCAAAATTGCCAAAATCAACCAAATCAAGAAGCACCGCTGAGTAAAATGCAAGCTGGTATAGTGTCCATTCGTGCAATGCAGTAGTCACCTGTGAATAGGTCATTTCGCCGTATTTTGCCTTAAATTCTTCATACGTTGCCGCATAGGGGCGGGCTGCATTGAACAGTTGTTTATTAATATAGGGCGCGTATTGTTTATTGCCATCTACCACGGGAGATAACCACATGCTAATACCAGCATAAATATTAGTAATGCGCTCGTCTAGTTCTTCGTAGTTTTCCGCTATTTGATTTTTCAAAACGTTATATAACGCATCGGCGTATTCTTTGGCTTGCTCAAGATTATCAGCGAGCCCGGCATCAAGAATAGACTGCGAAACTGCTTCATCATTGATTTTCAAAAGAGCTTGCAAGAGCCATTGAATCTGGTCTTCTAATCGAATTGCATACTTCCAACTTGGCGGTAACGGGTATTGATAGCCCTGGTACGCAAAATCAAAGTCCCCAGGATAATTTAACATGCTCATTTTAGCGATACCTCCTTACTAATATACTTGGATAAAACAAGGCTCCAAAACACCGAAAACGATTTGTAGCGCGTTATTCACACCTGATAACCACTCACTCAAGGCCGTTGAAACCATGTTATTAATACCATAATGCGTTGCTTCTGTAGTTGCATTGTTCGTGTTGGTGCCTGTTGATTGTGTAATGTTAGTTGCGTAATTCTCCCCGCCGTTTTCGTATAGGCGATTTTGTGGTGTGTTAGAAAAAATTTGCTCGCTCTCGTTTCCTGCATTGTTGGTTGTGGTTGATCTATCGCCCGTCATATAAGATAACCAGCTTTCGTCTTGAGCCGCTTTTTCAAGTGCAACAAAAACAGGATTGATAGCCGCCATATTTTCCTCTAGCGCTCTATTAAAGTAAAATATAAATTGCGTTGACGTTTGAGCGCTGATTTTTCGATAACGAAAATGGTTGATAATTTTCTCATTCAACCATTCGCGCTTGCTCTCGTCCCAAATCGGGTAATCCCTCATTCCCAAATCGCAACCATAAAGCCTAATAAGGCTGTCAACGTCGGGTGTATCATAGTAATTCTCATAGCTTCCTGCTATTAGCATCTTATATCCATCCTTCGTTTCCCGTTAAGGTTGGGTATCGCGCGTCGTCTGGTTCTGCCATATGAGGCACCGCCCATGAAACGCTAATAGGCTTTTTCAACTCAAACGTGCGATTAACTTCTTCGCAGAAACGCTCGCGGCACATCAAACGAGAACGGCGCAATAGCATAATCTGCTCATTATTGCTCATCGCTTCTTTCGTTTGCACGCGTTCACGTTTTTCGGTGTTTGAATTATCCGCTCCAAAAATTGTCATAGCCAGATCAAGAATTTTCTTTTGATTATTAAAAATATCTTCTGCAATGTAGGGCGCTTGCGTCTGCATAACTTCAGGCATTCCCGTTCCTGGTGCATCGTTTAAGTATAACACCTGGTCATTGCGTTCGAGCTTAGAATACAATTCCTGGTTAGACTTTAGCGCCTGTTCAGAAGTACGGATTATATAGGGCGTTCGCTGCGCACCCGTGTTCAAATCGGCTATAGCATCATACGTAGCCAAACGACGCGCAAAATACTTAATATGTGAGTTAAGCGGTGTACGTCTCATATTGTCAAAACCGACTACACAATCACGGGGTAGGTAGGTTATTTCTTCGCCCTCCCCCGCGATTCCCCAGGGTTGATTGTGCCTAATCCATGTTCGCCCTACGGGGCTTACCAACGTAACTTCATTAGGATTGTAATATAAGTTATATGTATCTATAGGCGTGCACTGTGCAAACAAAAAGCCCCCGCTTTCCTGAAACAGGCCGCCCATGCCCCAGTTGAGAAATATAAACTCTAAAGCGCGTGGGTCAATCCCTGCTGGTAAGTTTTCCCACTTAAAAGCAGCAAGAGCGATATTACTTAGATAATCTTCCCAAAACATGAACGCCTGGTTATCGTAGTATTCATATTTATTGGAATACTTTTCTCTAATCCAATTTCGACCTATTGCCATATCGGATAGCGGGATAGGGTAGCCAATAGGATATTCACCAGGTTTAAGTTGTTTAGTCATACAATACACCTCCTAACGGTTCATTGTCCGCAATATCTATATTACCAATTTTCGTGGCATCTCTCCACACCGTAACACCCTTTTCAAAGATACCGCGCAAGGTTTCCTTGGCTCCCTCGTCTGCATTCGAGCAATTGAGGTACACTTCTTTACATTGCCAATAGGTAAAGTTCTCCATGCAGTTGAGATTTTCAGGTAAGGCCATAAACTCATGTATTGCGTATCCGTATCTAAGGAAATACTCACCGACAACGTGTTGCATATTGCTATTGATGTTTTTGAAACGAATCGCAATTTCAAAAATCCCATTACACAAATTAAAACCGTCACCGCCTTGTTGACCAATAACGCTTGGTTGTGATAATGCCATATCTTGAACGGTTGCGTTAATTCCCGCGATGGTGTTCTGATAGTCCCCCTGGGCTGCCCACTGCGCAAGATCGGCGTTTTGCGTCGCGAATCCCGATTGTAGCGCCTGGTTATTGTTAAACTGTTCGTTCGCTGCCCAATAGTCAACTCCTGCGCCAACTAATCCCATGACCGCGCCGCTAACATTGCCGCCTGTAAGATTGCCAACGGTGCCCAATGCTGCATTAGCTATTCTGCTCGCATTTTGAACATCCATATTAGTTTGATTATTAGCCAATTGCTGTTGAGCCTGACTATAGGTTAGTTGTGTCTGTGCATTTGATTTGTTGAGTGTCCATCCAGCGCCGCTATATTGCCAATTGCGCGTGTTAACGGTCGTTGCCTGGTAAAGAATGTAATTGTCGTTAACGATACTAAAAGTAGGCAAGTTGTTAAACCATAGGGCATTGTCTATATAGTTTTCGGGGCGATAAGCTCCCTCACGTCTAGGCTCGGTATCGTCTAAAACAAAATAGTAGTAATCTTCGTCCTCGGGTAAATTGCCGACTAGTCCAACATCACTACCATAATACGGCACGTAAAATGCAAGACGCATATAAGGAGGCGCGGCGCACGCCACTTGGCGCAAGGCTAGCGCGTTTTCGTTGGTTAATTCAGGCTTTAACAGCAACGGGCTACCCGTGAAATTGGTAAGCTCAATAACTGAATACGGGTAACATAACAGCTTTTTTAAGTTTCTATAACGATCACTTATAGATTGCCCTAGCCTATTGGCTAGTGATTGTTTATCGCTCCAAAACTCCCCCTCGTCGGGCGTAGTGCCTAGAAATCTTGCGTTTACACCGTTTAATTGCACGTCTGGCCCATCGGTTAGAAATGCCTTAGGAAAGAGGGTGACCGACAAAATTGTACGGGCTACCCATGGAGCCTCGCGCAATCTTTCACATAAAATCTTATATTCATCTGGCCTTAGTTCATAAACGTTGCACGATGAAATAATACCGTCGGTAAATTGCCCATCTGATGTTCTGAATGATGGATTAGTAACGGTGCCCCAATCTGCGGCAAGATCGCCCGTCGATTGGACAATAAGCGAAAGGCCGTTTCTATCCTCCGCTTCTTCTGATCGATTCACGGATAAATTAAGTACTTGTACATCCGTTATGTTGTATTCGTTACCTATGTCTAGCGATTCAGGCACGGAGCAATAACGCCGCCATGTGTATGGCGCATTGCTGTTTGAAACGTTACAACTTGCTTGTATAGCCGCGTGCCCTCGTACTACAAATGCTTGGCTAATACGAAAGTTGAAAAGGTATGTTTGAAAAACATCCAATTGTAACGTGATAGCGGTAGTAGACGGGTTGACCATAGCAACCGACGTAATAAAGTAATACAGCTTAGGCGGCGTTAGTTCGCCTGGCACGGGCTGCTCTGGATTTTCCACTACACAATAGTTATAAGTATAAGCCGCGCTATAGGGCAAGCCTAAATTAATGGATTCGTTTGGTTTTAGATAAGAGTAATTATCGAGCGTCAAAGAATCATTTTTTAACGACGCAAAATAGTTATCCCTCGTTTCACGGTCTGCAAAAGAGACAACATCTTTATAAGAAGAATCCCATGTCACGCGGCAAAGAGTGACACGGGATTGCGCAGGCCATGACGAGGGGGTAAAAGTGGTTTTCATTTTTAACCCCCCTTTGATATTAACTCGCTGAATAGCCTACTTTATTCAATTCGAGATTTGCAAGCTTAGTATTATTAGCTGCTGCATAAGCCGTAATGTTAAGAGTTTCATAGGTGCTATTACGTGATACATGTAATACATTCTGATCGTCTACATACGTGCCAGTATCAGGGCTGATAACCTTAGGCGTTGCCGCGCTGGTATCAGTAGGAGCGGTCGCGCTTAGATCAGTAATCAAATAAAATACCGCTTCGTCGGTTGAGGTATCACTATAGGTTACCTTCGGCGTAAGCGCAATTTCAGCACCTGGTTCAAGAACTGCGTTATCGGCTACCGAATTAGTAAGCGCAAGGCTTACACTTGTTACGGTCTTAGCGGTAACGCTGCCCAAATTATCCTCTTCAGTAGACGAGAACAAAAGCATGTTACGCATATCAGACAATGCATAAGTTCCCCAATGGTGCAGGTAACTAATCCAGTCACGGGTACGCGGATTATAAATAGTATCATTCGCTACCAGATTATCGGAGCAGATATAAGCGCTAGCATCAATGAGCACCGCTTGAGCGCCTGCAATGTCGAAATCGTCTACTACAATGGTACGGTCAGCAATAAAGTTTGCCTTGTCCATATGGAAAGCAGCCGCCAATACTTCTACGTCGAAATAAGCAAAGAATGCAGGAGTTCCAAGAATTACCAGCTCGTCACTAGATACGGGCATATGCTTAGGATTATATTGCGTCTTAACAAAATCGCGCATCATTAAGTAATGCTCACGCATAGCCACCGCAATTTCTTTACCCGCTGCTTCTTTGTCATCTGCGGTTGAAATGTTGGGAACTTTTACCGTTGGCATTGTCCAAGCATCATGTGCGCCCTTGACAAGATTGCGCATAATCAAGTATTCGTCCCACTGGTCAGACTTTAACGGCGTAGCCAAAATATCGTTAATCATAGATGATAAGCCGCCGTCATTTACAAAAGCCCGTCGCAACTGGTCGCGATTATATCGCATCGGGTACACGTCTTGGCGGTTTACGCTGTAGTAGTTTACTTCGATGTCAGGCTTAGGAGCGCCAAACGGGTTAGTATTGTTCGGGTCGTAGCGCTCGGCTTGAATCAAACCGACCTGAACCTCTTGAATCATTCCGCCGAATTGCTGCTCACCACGCTTCAATGGCGCCAGCGAATTGCGGAATGAGTTAGTCTGAAAAACAGTTAAGCCGATACGGTTTACCAGTAAGTCACAAAATTCATTCATGATTGGGCTATAAGCATCCAATGTTTCAAAAATACGCGCAATGTTGCCTCGCGTTGCTGCGGGAATACGTTCCCGATATCCTGCCGATGCTTCATCTCGCACCATATTAAGCAGATCGACATTGCTTAGTGTTAGTGTAGCGGGCATTAGTCCTCCTTCAATAGATTTTCTTTTACACGGTCTTCAATGGTTAATTCTTCGTCTTCCTCTGGCTCTTCCTCTTCATCGGTCTTACCAGTTTCAGCCATAATCAGTTCATAATTTTTGGCTTTCAAGTCAGTGTTCTCACGACGCAATTCTTCAATCTCTTGGTTGCGCTGTTCAATGAGGGCTACTTGGCCATCATTATATGATGTAAACGCATCATTGATATTGGATAGATAGGTGGGGTAATCTTCAATTTCATCTGTGATACCCGCCAACAGCTCGAAAATGTCCACTTTTTACCTCCTAAAATAAAAGGGCTATTGGTAATAATTATATACCAATAGCCCGAATTTTTACAGATAGACCGTACCGTTATAGCGATGAGCCAGGGACAAGGGACTATATCACCAATAACCGTAAGGCTTAGTCGTATGGTGATACTTTACATACTACTTATAAACGGCGGCACTATCTGTATAAGTGATTTTATCATTCTACGCGTTATCGTTCAACCAACGTTGCCATGCGCTCGCTGTGTTCTGGCCTAGGATACCATCAACGGCAACCCCTAGAAACTTTTGCATTGCCTTAATAGTTTTTGGTCCCATGAAACCGTCATCATTTACACCAAACAACCTTTGCATAGCTCCCACGAGATTTGAGCCATTACCGCCGTTGTAGTTAATTGCTCGCGAATCAATGCGCGGATAATAGCGCTTTTGTTTTGGGTCTTGGTTTGACATAACGCCGTCTACAGGTGTCCAAAAATATCGTTGTGCCTTTTTATTGGTGTTTACACCTATCCAGCCGTCAACGGTCAAAGCTCCAGAACCGCCCGACGTAGTGGCGGAAGTCGATGAACCGCCTGTGGCAATCTCGTTAAACGGGAAATTGTCACCTGGGCAATCAGTAGCGCATACATCTTTGTGACGTTGAACCGTGCTAATTCCGTACTTGCTCTTGAGGTATGAAACGAGTTCAGCGCCTGCGTTTTTCTGTGTATCGCCCATGCTCTCGCTCATAAAATCGCCCTCAAAGCATACGCCTAATGAGTCAGAATTAGAACCAGACGCGTGCGCGCCTACTTTGTTTTCGGGGCGCAAGCGGTATATATTGCCGTCTTTACACACAAGGAAATGATAACCAGCACCAGACCAGCCATTGTCTAAGTGCCATTGATGAATCTGTTCGGCTGTGCATGACTTAGCCGCCGCATGGTGCAATATTATACGGGTAGTCTTTGAACGGTTAGTCATCGCTTTGAACTTGAGATTTGTTTCGATAATGGTCACACTCATTTTATTCCTCCTTATTTTCGGTAGTATTTTCTCCAAAAAGTGATAAAAACTTACTTGTTTTTAATTCTGGGTTAATCTCCCCTAGATTTTCTAAGATGCTAACTATTTCGGTGCACGAAATATAAACGGCTACAGCCATATAAACCGCCCCGAAAACGTCAGGCAAGCCCAAAATAGGCATCGACCACTCACATAGCCAACCCAACAATAGCGCGAGAATAAAGCTCAACTTGTGCATCAAGCCCTCACGCATCTTGGTACTTGATAACTCACCCTTAATTGCTGCTTTAATAATTCCTGATACAAAATCAAGGATTATAAAGAGCATCACAACTAAGGACGCATATAATTCAACTTGCATATATTACCCCCTTATAGTAAACGGTCTTTCCTCAAGTATAACGCCTCCCTTTACTAACTTAGGCACCAATTTATAGCATTCTTTTGATAAGTATTTTTTATTAAAACTATTCATATCATGAATAAGTTTAATGTCGTTAGTAAACCCTATTTGAAAATCATCAAAGCTCATTACATCTTTTAAGCCCTGCGGCATACCCGCGCATGTATAGCTATATTCTCCCGTGTCAAGCTGCACGGCGTATGTTTTCGGTCTGATAAAACGGCACTTTTTGAATCGGTACTCGCAATCAAAATATCCCAATTTCTTTGGGTCAGTTTCTAACCATTCGGGCACGTCGCCAAATGCTTTGATGCTATCGGTATCGCTATATATATAATTATCACCAAACTTTACCGCCGTTCTAATAAGATAATCGCGCGCGTATGCAGTTACAAACGTAGCGATAGGTATATATACGGGATCGCGGTCGTCACCGTCTACCAGCTTATAATGCACCACATCATCTTCTAAAACGGGTATTTTCTTGCTCCCCTGTATTTTTTGTCCGAACTTTCCATAAAGCGAATTGTTACATAGCTTCGCTTGAAAACGTTCACCAGGGTTTGTTGCGTGCGTCTTATTGTAATTGTTAATGTCTATGTAATCGTCAAAAAGGCCGTATTGGCTATTAAACTTATAAGCCCCTAAAAAGTCGATTATGTTTAACTCATACATATCTCGCATAAGTGCAAGATCAACGCTAGTAAACCATCCTATTAAGGGTTCTGTTATATCTCGCTGGTATTCGCGGGGGTTGAACCTAGGATTGTCTTTAATTTGTATACATGGCAAGCAGCCAGGCTTTAGTTGTGCGGTGTACTCAATACAGGCAACATAAAGGCCGTCTAATTCGCTCTCGTTCATCACAAATTCAGGCAACCCATAGGGGTATGACTTATAGCGCATCTGGTACGGATACATACTGTTAACATCAAGCGACACCCCGTCTTTAATGTAAGTCTTGTTTTGGTGTATTGGATTAACATATACATAACCGCCTCTATAAGACTTGCGGATATCGTAATCGGCTCTTTTGGGTAGCATCGGAAAGAGTTTGTCAAACTTCTTACGCTCAATTAAATCTTTATAAACCGCTAAACAATCCGCCGACGTGGTGAGCTTCGTCCCCATTTTCAGGCGTTGCTCTAAAACCTGTGCCAGTATGCAAACATCGCGCCGTAAGTAATCCAATTCTTGCGCGGTCAATTCATGACCCGCTGGCCTATATATACTGTAATTTATCTCACCTTTGGTCATATTAAGATGGTAGGTATTGGCTGCGTCTGCAAGGCTCATAGTTACTTTTTTAAGACTATCAGCAAACACTACTTCTTTATCCATAGCGCGAAACTTTATTGAATAGAATCGTCCCATATCATCTATAAGCGTACTTAATTGCATATTGTCGTTTATCTGTTCAACATGTTTAAAATCGTGTCTTAGCAGATAATCGATTATAAATTTTCCGTCAAACGCCAAATTATGAAACCAGACGCGCGCATTATTAAAATTTAATATAGTATCTATAAAACTTTCGATTGATAGGCCATAAATAAAGCTATTGTTATCGCCCACCAGGCAAACACCCCACGCCCAAACAGGATTTTTAGCCACTCCATCTTCTGTTGTGTTGGTTTCAAAATCGGCTGCATACTCTGCATAGTCCATGGTTATATGTTCTTTACGATATTAAGCATAGACCATACGCGGTCGTAATTGGTGCCTTTTGTTTCCTCAGAAACTCCCGATCGTCCCTTGTCATAGTCTCGTTGGTAACGATATACAGCGGTTAACGCGTCAAAATCGGTATAATGATAAAGGTAAAATATTTGATCGTCGGTTAAGTTATCTAATATGTTGGCTAATTCCTCGGTTAAATATCCCTCATCGCTTAAACGATTAGTAATTGATTCAATATAGCTCCTGTTCTGTCTGGTAAGGGCTTCGTCTGTTTTAGGCGCGTTTTTGACGGAACTGTTGTAAGCTTTAATTGCATTTTCTAGCTGCTCCAATGACTTAAACGGAGTATTGCGCGGTTCTACTTGTGCAACTAAATTCTCTGCGCCGCCGCGTCCAAAATCCTCTCGGCTAATTCTTTCTGGTAAATTCTTTGTGATTGATTCCACCGCTGCTATTACATCATCAGACTTATTTAATTCCACATTTTCGCGTATGCTCTCAAGCCTTGCGCGGCGCTCGGCTCTAATTATGTTTCTCTCTGCTTCTACAATTCGATATTCAAAAACTTTTTCGTATGGTAATGCTATATTGCTATTTCGTTGCAATACGTAATTTAACGATTTTCCCTGTGTCTTGATTCTATTTTTACGGGAATTAAATTCACGTAATTGACGAGCATAGGCGTTTTGCTCACGAGTGCTCATGGTCTGCACTTCATCCCATGATTTAACAGGTACAACCATTTGATTTATCTGCGCATTCGTGATGCCTTTTTTACGTAGTCGGTAAAGCTTGTTACGCGCGTTTTTCTGCAATCGTGATAATTCTTTTTTGGTAATAGCCATACCTGCACCGCCCTTAACTGATAAATTAAGCCCCTCCCCAATTGAGGGGTAGGGGCTGCCAATAACTAGAATTTATGAAACCTATTACATATCCAAATAGCGATAGGTTCGACCATTTCGCGTTGAGCGAGTTTTGGTGACTACCTTAATAGGGTGCTCCCAAGTCTTAGGCATACCATATGAGTTAATAAGCGCCTTTACTGACTCATACACGCCCAATGAAGCCGAGAAATAGCATTCGCCTTCTTGGTCAATAAGGATAACCGCGGGGTTGTTCGTTTTTTCTCCCTCTTCGTCACCGCTGATAAAAGAAGAGGTAGTGAATGCAATATCTACAATGTCAATATAAGTACCGTCCATATCTGATAGAGGCTCGGCGGTGCTTTGTGCCTTAAACAGGCGGCGCTTATCTTCGTCAGATTCAACATCAAAAGATGTTACAATACCGTACGCATTTACGCCTGTTTTGATTGCCTCATCAAAAGAAAGAGCTTCATTAGTCTCACGAACGATTGCGAGAGATTCAGCCATTGTTAGTTCTCCTTTACGGTAGCATGTTTAATAAAATCATCTTCGGGCATTTCAAAAACCTTTTCAGTCTTAATAATGCCCTTGAGCGTTGCGAAATTGTTTCCCGTTTCAGCGCGTACCATTTTCAGCAGCCGCATGTCAGAAATAGATTTTCCTGTATAAGTATACACACCCAAATCTTTTTCGCCGTCAGTGATGATGGCCTTAACTTCAACGAATTTCTTTCGAATCATTTACTTTCACCCCCTTGCCCTTGTGTCTTTATTCATAAAGCGCCTAGCCGCTTTACAAGCTTCTTTATACATTGCATCGGTGTCGTAAGCAATAATTCGTTGTTTGCTTTCAACTTTACGAGCTAATTTGTCGCGTTTCCTCATTACCAGTATAAAACGAATTTCATAGTGGGTATAATCAACGTCACTTATGATTTTAATAAATTCGAGTGATGGAAACGTTAAACGCAATTTGTTGTTCACTTCTTCAATGTCTACCATATAAACCAGCTCGAAATAGGTATTGAGAGGAATAATAGAAGCGTTAGGGTTATTAGTGCTTTGTCGAAAGTGGTCATTTTCTTTCCCCTTTCCCTATCTTCATATTAAAGAGACCAATTATTGCTCAAAGCTTCAAAACCATAGTACGGGCATGCGCCACCTCTAAAATACACCCATAAACAACATTTACCTTTATAATACCCAGAACTAACTTTTACCGAATAATATTTACCATGCCTCAAACCCATAGAACCATCTTCACCAATAAACATAGCATCAATTACCTTAGTCATCTTTTCCCCTTTCCCTATCTGGTAGTTTTATTATATCCGATCTTAGCTATAATTAATAGTGTTATTTTTATTACTTGTTTTTATGGAGGTATTTTTGGTATGAATAATTGGAAAGTCTGGGTGTGGTTTGTTTTATGTTGCATTTGTTGGTGCGTGATTGCGTGGTATGTGTTTTGGTGTGTTGAGATGGGTGGGTGAGTTTGTAGGTTGGGTTTTGGTGGTGGTGTTTTGGGAGTGGAATTGGTGGGTTGGTTTTTGGTGGTTCAATTTTGGTGGTTCAATTTTGGTCTTGGTTTTGTTGATTCAATTTTGTGCGTGAAATTTGTTGTTCAATTTTGTGGTTCAATTTTGTGGTTCAATTTTGTGGTTCAATTTTGACACGTAAAAGCGTTGGGGTATTTTGATTAGTCAAATCAACTAC